CGCCGGTAGCCACCTGACCGATACCCGAGCCGAACGCACCGGCCACGCCCTGCGGCGCGTACTCGGAACTGAATCGCTGCTGGTTGCGGTCGATCTGCGTCCCGACCTCGGCGGGGAGGATTCCCGTGGCGATACCCGCCCGTGCGACGGGGTCGCCAACCAGACCCGCCACACCCTTCGCCGTGTTCAGGGGTGCGTTCACGATGCCGCGTGCGAACCGCTCCACGACGGTCCCCTCGGGCGGGGCCTCAACCGGCGTCCCCAGATTGGGCGAGATTCCAAACAGGGGGTTTCCTTGGGTCGGGCCGTTCGGGAACGCACGGCGCTGAAGATCGGCCACGGCGTTCTGCCGTTCGGCGTTCTTGGCATCGCCCCAGTTGGTGACGGGTGCCGACGGTGCCGGGGCCTTCGCCGCCTTCACCGCTTCCTTGATCGCCAACGCCCGCAATTTCTCCTCGCGCGGCACCTGCTCGCCACGCCTTACCCTTTCGATTACCGAAAGGGCGGCCAGCTTGTCCTCGCGAGTCGGGCCCGTGTTCATCGTCGTCATTCAGGTCCTCACTCAAAGTAGCCGTTGACTTGCACCATGCCGCGCCACACAAGGCTAGCCGTCGCCGCCCCGTTGAGTTGCTTCAAAATGACGTGCGAGAAACACCCGTTCGGTACCAGAAGCGGCGAGTTGAACGTGACTTCAAACCCCGGCGACATCGTTCCGATAGGTGCCGCCGCGAGGAAACTCTGGCAGCCGAGCGGAATGCGTTTGGGCGACACAGTGGTTGCCGCGTCGGTCGTTGCCAGCGAAACAGCCGTGGATCCGACGCCGAGCGCCCAGAAGAACATCGTCGCGTTCACACCGGCCGCACCCGTGACGACCATCTCGCCGATTCGGACGCTGGTGATGTACATATTCTTGCCGGGAATCGCGTTGGTGCCAGCCGGGACCTGATAGGCGAAGAGCGCCCAATCGGTTTCGTTCGTGGCCGTTGCCGCAAACTGAAACTGACCGTCTTTCGTGGTGTAGGACGCGGCGGTGTTGCTGAGCGTTGCCGATGCGGGGGCCGCAGAGTTGGACCAGTTCGTGAGCTGAGCGACAGCCGTTCCGGGCTGGGTCTGGTAAGCACCTGCGCCCATCCCGCACATGACATGCGGCCACGGCTTGCCCGAATTCGTGTCGCCCATTTCGACCGTCAAGAACCCGAGTTCGACGCGACGGCCAGCCGATGCCACGCCCGAGTTGTAGACGCGGGCGAACACCTGCTGTTCGGACGACGAAACCGGGATGCCGCGAGTGCCCTGCGTCGGGATCGTCGCAACCAGCGTGTCATTGATCCAGAAGTTCACAGAGTCCGAGCCCACCGCAATCAGGTAGTGGTTGCTTTCGGTCGGGTTGTACGAACCGGTCCCGTCGCCGGGCGGTACGTTCGTGGTCGTGATGTTCGCCGTCGTTCCAGACTCGGAGCCCGCGAAGTTCACCACCGCGACAAGCTGCCCGCCTGATTCGCGGCGGAAGAACGCCCCGTCCGTCGGTGCCGCCGTCGTGGCCGCGTACCCGAGCCCCCACTCGCTCACCGCGTTTGTGGCCGTCTCGTTGGCCTCTCGGATGAACATGTTCGCGTAAAGCTGGTACGTGCCCAAGATCGGGAACGTCCTCCGGGTCGTCACGATCGCGTAGTTGCCCGACGCCGTGGCGTTGCCCGAGTTGAGCGACAAGAAGCCCGACGCCTGAGCGACGGTCATCGTTGAAAGTGACTGGTTGAGCCGGTCGGTCGCAACGATCGTGCCTTCGAACGAGTGGTTGAACATCGGGCAGTCCACGCCGACACGCAGCCGGTAGTCGTGCGTTGCCTCGGGAGACTTGACCAGCCGCGAGCCCGTCACCGTGCCGTCGTCAATCTCCGACGACATCGTGGCGAACCCAGCGTTCTCTTCGACGGTCGGCGTCCGAACCTGAAGGTCAAACGTCGAAGTGACGTTCGCCCGTCCCGCCGTACTTGATCCGCCCGCAATGGTAACTGCCATAGTTCACACTCCCACAATCGCCACGCGATAGGGTCCGATGCCCCCGTCCGGCGAGTTCAGATACACCGTGAATCCCGTGCCCGCGACAATCGCGCCCACGCCCACCGTCACACCCTCCGCAATCGCCTCTTCCGCCGACGTGCCGCTCGGATGATCCATCAATGTCGCCACAATCTCGGACCCGCTGGCAACCCAAGTCTGACCAGTAACCACCGTCGATGCAAACGAATCGCCCGAAGTCGTCACGTCAACCGTGGTGGAGTTGCCACTACCGCTGCTCGGTGTCGCCGGTGCCCACGCCGTTCCGTTCCACACCAGCGTTTGACCGCTCGTCGCGCCATTCTGCCCGATCATCGACGTAGAGATACCGCCGTCCAGCACGCCAAACAAACCCGACGCACGCAAGCCGACGGATGTTCCGTCGGTTGCGATGTGCCCTCCGCTTGTGGTTCGAATGCCGACCCGGTTTGACACGGCTTACTCCAATTCAAGAATCAGGGGGACGTTGTTGCTCGCGTTTGCGTTGAACACCGCCACCTTGGTAATCACCCGACCGCCGGAGATGGTCGCGCCAACCAACGGGCCGAGCACAAGCGGACACTTGCGGGTGACAAAGTGAAGCGTGCCGGTCGCGGTGGAGGACCCGCCCGCAACCGCCGTGTAATACAGCTTCACCCAAACACCCTTGTCCTCGTCGTCAAGGGCCGACTTGGGATCGACGGCAAGGATCAGCCGCTCGAACGGCATGGTCGTGAACGCCGACCCGCTTGCGTCAAGCGAAGAGGTCCACAGCGTGTACTCGGTCGATCCGTCACCCGCCAGAATGTCGCGTCGCCCCGGACCCTTTCGAGCGGCCACGTCTTCCATGAGGTAGACGGTTGAAACCGCCGGGGAGCCTTCGTCTGAGCGGGAGAGTGAGACGGCAATGGATGAGGTCGTCATTCGTGGTCCTTATCCGCCCAAGAGAAGGGCGTCGAGTTCGTCGTCGGAAAGGCCGTCGTTGGACGCGGGGGAATCGACGGGCGGGCCGCCCGCCATCGGCGAGTTACGCTGGATCGTGTTGCCCAATGTCTGGATGCGAGCCCGAAGCATTTCTTCCGACCATCCTTCATTTGTCAGCTTCTTTTTGGCCTCGGGATTGGACAGGAACGAGCGAAGCATGGTTTGGTACATAGTGAGGTACCGGCCCGCGTTCTCGGCCGCCGCCTTCTGCTCAGGCGGCTGCATCGGCTTGGAACGGCTCCGAAGTGCTTCCGTCGCGCGGTTGTGGCGTGCGGTTTCGGCAGCGATGGCGGCAAGCCGCTGGTTGTCGGCTTCCCGCTCGGCTGCCGACATTTGGCTCTGCTCCATCATCCGCTTGTTCGCGGCGAGTGCCTTGGATGCCTCCAAGCCCAGCTTCGGTACCTGAGTCGGCGGGTTCTGGAACAGGATGCTCCCGGGGACTTCCTCCGCCAACCCCGACGCACGCAGAAACTCCTCGCCCTGCGACAAGTCTTCCGACCGCTTCCGTTCAACGTCGGCGAGTTCCTGCTGACGGCGAGCCTCCGCCAACTGCTGCTGAAACGTCTGGGCCTGTCCCTGAAGCTCTTTCGTCTGCCCAAAGTTCCGAAGGTCCCGCGCGTTCTCGTCCGCCCGCCGCGTGGCGTAGTCCTCCTGCTGTGCCGCACGGTTCCGCGTGAAGTCCTCCGCCGACGCCTGACGCTGACGCCCATACTGAGCCTCCTCGCGGGCCGCGCCCTGTGCGTTGCGGCGGTCGTTCATCGCCAAGTCCATGAGGCTTCCAAGGGCATTGCTCGTGCCCTGAAACCACGGGAGGGGATCGCCTTCTCGAACGATGTACGGCATGTTTATCCTCGCCCAAGCATCCGCATGAGTTCGTCCCAGCTAAAGCCGCCGCCGGTCAGCTTGGCCTTCGCCTCGCCACCGTTCAACTGCGCCTTCGTTACCCGATCGTTGTCACCGATCCCGTCCAGCATCGCCATTGTCGTTCCGGCCTTGCCGACCAGACCGCCCAGACCGGTAAGCCAGTTGTTCCCGCTCACCTGATCGTCAAACTGACCAAGGATGGCGTTCTTCTCACGGGCGACGCCCTCATTGACCCGGCTCATTGCCCGCTGGCGGTTGCCCAGATTCGAGTTCAGGGCCGCGTCGAACGCCGTGGAGCCCGTGAGCCCGCGAGCGCCAAGGCTGTTGCGGAGCCCGGACTGCTGGTCGCCGAACGTCTCGGCCACGTCCTGCCGGGCCGTAGACCCCGCAAGGTCCACGTTGCCGAGCGCCCCGGTGCGACGCTGCTTCGCGGCCCGCTTGGCCCGCTTGGCCTGACCGCTGGCAATCAGGCCGCCCAGCCCCTCCAGACCAGCACCGGCCGCAATCCCGTACATCGGATCAATCGCCATTATCGAGCCTCCCCGACCGGGGCGAACCTCGCCCGAAGCCGTTCAATCACCACCGTCTCGCTCGCCGAACGCTGACGCAACACAAACCGATACGCGACACCCGCAGCCCGATCCGCAACCCGCTCGCGCCCGCCGGACTTGTTCTGGAACAGCACGCTCTCGATATACGGCGTGTCCTCGTTCGTGAGAACCCCGCCGACGTACTGGCCGATGTTGAAGTCCCTCGCCTCAACCGGGCTGTTGGCCGTGTAGATGGACAGGTCAACCGCCCCCGTGCCCGTCGCCGCTTCCACGTCGATCAGGTCCATCAGGCTCGTCACCTCGCCGCCCATTTCCTCGGACGACACGAAATCCATCACCACGTCGATCGGTTCCCCGTTGTCCGAGTACGCCGAATCCGAGTAGCGGTAGACGAACCCGTCCAGCCCGCACAGGGCTACGTCGCGGTCCTCGGGCTTCTGGCCGGTCAGTTCCACGGCCGCCGTCGGGCCGACATCGCCGTCGTATTCGTCCTTGGTGAACTCCTGCGCCTCGATGTCGTAGACCGCCACCAGCGCCGGTTGCCCCTCGTCGGGACCGCCCACGCGGGGCGTGAGGTAACAGAGAATCGTGTTGTCGCTCGCGCGGTAGCGGAGAAGGACTTGGCGGCGGAACACGTCGGCAAGTTCGAAGTAGGCCGGGAGCCGTCGCCCGTCCGTCTTCGTGTACGTCCGCGTCCCCTTGGGCATCGCGTGGAGCCCGCCGTTGCCGATCCACCACAGATTGCCCTTGTTGTCAAAGCACCACGATTGCGGGCCGAAGATGCCGGTAGAACTGGACACGTTCGTGAGCCCGCCGTCCACCCGGGGATCGCCTTTCAGCGACCAGATCGACCGGGAGCACATAAACAGCGTTTCGTACCGAGCGTCCTCGTTGGGAACCGGGACAAGGGCGATGATGTCGTCGGCCGGGAGCCCCTGCCCGCTGGCCGATCCGATCACCGCCCGGTCGGTCGTTGTGGTAATGCCCGCGTCCGACGGGTTGAAGTTCTGCCAGTAATACACCGGCCCCGCCTTGTCCACCTTGGCCGACAGGGCGTACATGCTCTTGTTGCCCGGCATGGCCGCAATCAGCACGCCCGGCCCGTGATTGCAGCACAGTTCAAACCCGAGCAGGTCCGGCACCGCGCCGCCACCCTCAATGTTCCACTCCGCCACCTTCCGCTCGATGGGGTCGATCGTCACATGGCAGTGCCCGTCGGCCTCGCGCCCGTCCGTCGCCAAGATCCGATTCCGCGTGACGGCGTTACCTGATTCGTCGTCGAACGTGATGATCTTGGTCATGGCCGAAACGTACCGGCCGAACAATCCAACCTGCCCGGTTTCCAGATTTGTCACGTCGTGATTAGCCTGCGTGAACGGCTGAAGCAACTGATCCTCGCCCATCACGCCCGACCAGACGGCATTCTCGCCGAACGCCACGAAGTCGGGACGACCAACGCCCGGGGCCTGAGCGCCCTGAGCGGGGGGATCGACCAGCCGACCACCCAGCGCCCGACACGGCTTCCCGGTCCCGTCGCTGTTGCCGTTAAACACCAGCCCCACCCGGCCCGTGAACGCCCCGCTGTAGTCCAGCCCGGACGTGTTGGCGATGTTGCTGTTGGTCGGTGACAGGCGGCACACCTCGATCCCGTTCGTTTCAACCGTGATGTAGTCCGTTGCCGGATCGGTTCCGTCGTAGTTGTCCCGCACAAGCGGCTTCTGCTGAGTCGAGAACGGGCCGGGCCAGTTCGTGGAGTTGAAAACCTTCGTATCCAGAACCGTCCGCACGCCCGCGACGTTCTGAATGAGGCTGATTCGGATGTAGTCGGACTGGTTGAACAACCGCGTTACCGAGTCGCGGGTCGTCTGGACCTGCACTTCCAGCATGGTGAAACTTGCCGGGTTTCCCGCGCCAGCGCCGCCCGAAGATGAAGACGAATAAGCCACTCAGTACGTCCCCGAAATGCCGTCGATCCGAAACGCCGCCCCGATCGCGTTGTCAATCGTGCCGTCCGTGTCGTTCCACTCCAATTCCACATCCGCCGTCTTCGTCATCGCCGATACCGTCGTGTCGTCGTAAGCCGTCGGGAACATGATGCGGGTCCGGTTGACCAGTGCCCCGCCATTGTTCACGCCGCCCTCGCCCGTCGTCCCGTTCGTCTGCCCGCCATAAATCTGTGCCTCGGCCGGAGCACCCGACGCGGGCGAGATGCCCACGCGGTCGATCATCGGGTAGTTCACCGTGGGCGTGGCTCCGTTCTCGATGTACGCCGTCGCCCCGTCGTGCCCCTGAATCGTCGCATCGGTGATATACACCGAGTCCCAACCCTTGGGGATCTGCCAACGCCCCTGCGTGGGATCCGCGTCCGTCGCCCGGATGCCGTACTTGACCACCTTCTCAAGCGGGACAAGCGTGGTGTATTCCAGCCGCGTCACCGACCGATACGTGTTCGTTCCCGCGTGCCGATAAATCAGGCCCGCACGGTTCTCGCTCGCAAGCACCGTGCCCGGCGATGCGTCCGACAGGTTGTACGTCTCGTCAATCTCCTGATCGCCCCACAGGAACCGGAGCGAAACCGAGCTTGCCGTCGCCACCAGTTCCAGAGACAGGATGCTCGGACCCGGACCGCGAGACAGGTTGTGCGTCGTGCTGCTTGTGTACGTCGTGAGAAGCCCGTTTTCGTGCGTCTCGATGACGAGTTGAACCTGATCGACCGCGACCGCCTTGATGTACCCGCAAATGAAGTTGCCCAGCGTCTCGGACCCGCGAACGAACAGGCCCAGATTCGTACACTGGCCCGTCCCGACCGCCGGGAAGTCCGCCCCGGTGTTGCCGAAGATGTCGCCCAGAATCTTGATCGTGGCCTTGATCCGGTTCGTCGTGGCGTAGTTGACGGCCAGCCCGTAGTTGTGCGTGGCCGAGTTGGGGAGCGACGTGATCCGAAGCTCACGCCCCAGCGAGCGAACGTCGGTGGAGTTCGCCGGCACATACGGCGCGTTCGGGTAGACGCCCGTGGAGGGGTTCTTTTCCGCATACGCATCCGTGCCGCCCGGCGTCCCGTCCGTGATCCGGTGCGAGAACACGACGTACTTGCCCCGGAAGTCCGTCCCCGTCTGGAACGTCCCGCCAAAGACGTTCGGCACCGAGTAGGAGCGGAAGTCGTCGTCCACGTTGATGTAGTTGCCGTCCAGATTCACCGTCTGGTTCGCCGCGCGGGTACACCGGATCGCACCCGTCACCGGGATGCCACGCGGCCCGGCCGTCGCCTGACCGACCGCGTTCAGGAACGCGAGCACCAGCCCGGCCCGTTTGCCAGCGCCACGACGGCGCGTGTGCGGGGGGAGCAGGCGGACGTTCTTGCAGTCTGCGAACGAGCCCGCCCGCGCAAGGTGCGGCGGGAGGCTTTCGTCTACACCCTTCCCGATCGCGAGGATGTCCCGGAACTTTTGCAAAACCTCCCCGACGCCGTGAAACGCCGGGAAGGGAACAGGAGGAGGATCAGAAGGTCGCAGCGGTACCAGCCGTGACACCAGCAGCCGCCACGTAGACGTTGCCGCCCATGAACGCACCGGCTGCGGTCACAGGAGCAGTGCCAGAGCGGATTGCGAATCGGTTGTTCGTGACGTGTCCGGTCGTTCCAGATTGCAACACGACGGCAATGGTGCTGCTGGCGGTGTTGTTCGCAATAAGGTTGCGACTGATGTTCCACCGCAGGCCCGCCGTGGTGGCGTTGTCGATGCCGCCCAGCGTGGTTGTGAAGTTGCCGAAGATCACGTTGTCGGTAATGACGTGATCGTTGCCGCCGACAATTCGGATAGCCGCAGCCGTGCCCGCATCCGCCGAACCAAAGAACTTGCAGTTGGTGATGCGGAGACGATCCGCCGTCGCTTCGGTCAACATCGCCAAAGTTGCCTGCCCGCCGGAGTCGGCGAACTCGATTTCGCACCCATCCAGCGCAAAGTCGGTTCCGGTCGTCACGCTGATGCCGGACGCCACCGCGTCAATGCCGGTCATGTCCATGTAGATGTTCTTGATCGTGACGTTGCTGGCCGTCACAAGCAGCGTCGCCGCCGTCGCCGTGCTCCACGTGATCGTCGGGCGATTACGCCCGGTGCCGATGCCCACGATCGTGATGCCCGCCACGTCACAGGTAATGCCGCCCGCCGCCGTGATCGCTTCCGTGTGACCGGGGAGAACCACGATCACGTCGCCCTTGCTCGCGTCACACTGGCCGATCGCGTAGTCAATCGACGCATACGGGTCGCTCGGCTTGCTGCCGGAACTGACCGCATTGATGCCGACGGTGGAGCGGACGTACCGCACCGTGCCGGTCGTCAAAGCCACACCCGCCGCCGCCAACGCATCCTGAACCGCCCGCACGCTTTGTCCATAACTCATGTCTGACACTCCACCCCGGGAATCCGCCCGAGTCGCGGTAAGGGGAACACCCCTCGGAAACCCGCCTGCGTGCTACTCACACGAAAGCGGGGCGATAATGCCCCGTCGGGGCTAGGTTGTCTCAAAGTCACCAGAAATCTCGTACTCGTCCATCCGTGACAGCGGAAGCCCGCCACGCACCGGCACCGAAACCGTGCCGCTCTCGTCCTTCGTAATCAATTGGGCCAGTCGTGCCGCCTTCGTTGCTCCGTGCGGGGCGTCCGTGTCAAAGAAGTACCGCCAAGCCGTCTGCTCCACGAAGTCCAAGAACACCGAGACGCAGTGCCGCCGGATGTTCGGAACCGCGCCGCTCGCACCCGTGGGGATGTGCCGCCAGCCCCGCTCATACGTCACCCGCAACGTCGGCTCGCCCGCGATGGTCGGCGTCGGCCAGACCTTGCACACCGGGGGAGCAAACACGTTGGCCGTCTGCTGGTTCTCGCCCGTGTCAAAGCACACCGCGAACCGATAGCTCGTCCCGATCAGGTCAACCGACGCCAGTTCGTTCCACTGATCCACCGTGACGATCCGAACCGAATTGCGGCCAAGGTCAACCGTCTGAACCGACCGCACCGCCACAAAGTCCTCGGGCAACGCCAGCGACGACAGCCCCGGCACGCCCTCAATCGTCGTCGTGGTGTCCTCCGCAAATGACCACGAATAGGCGTTGTGGAAGTCGATGCCCGCGAGGTTGAGCAGCGTGTACCAGTCAAACCCGCTCGGCGGATTGGCCGGGACACGTTTCTGGACCCACGCGATGATTTCGGCTGCGTTCATCTAAACCCGTCCCGCACCTTCCGATGCGGAACAGGGGCATTGGGCCTAGTTGTGCTTAGACGCCGACGAAACCTTCGCCGTCGCCCTCAAAGTCACAGAGGACAACAGCGGCGGTGTTGGTCGTGCCAACCTTCGTGCTGCCGTAGGTCTGCTGAGCCGCCGTCAGGGCGTTCAGCGGGCCGGTGCCGGAGTTCGCAAGGCGGGCGTGAAGCTGCTTGGCAACGACCGTGCTGCCGTCGGCGGCCGCGCTCGAAACCGTCAACTTCGCACCCATGACCGCCGAAGCCGCGAGGGACGCGACTTTGACGGGCACGCGACCGCGAACCCAGAACTTGCCCTTCGCGCCGTTGGCGATGTTCTCCGCAGCAACGCGAACGCGGTTGTTGATTTCCGTGGCCGCAATCGCGATCACGTTCTTATCAACGTCCGTGGCGCTGCCGTCGGTGTCGTCGTAGGTGGTGTTCGTGCCGAGGTCGTTCATCACAACCACGTCGCCGAGAACCAACGCTCCGCCCGAACGGTTGTAGAGGTAGGCGTATTCGGCGTCCACCGTGGACCCGAACGAATTGACCGGAAAATCTTGACTGGTGCTCATGTGTTTGTCCTTTCAGCGGTTGCCCGCGTTCAAATCAGGCGGCGGGGCAGACCACGGCGGACGTGTCGCGACGACGCGCCCGGACGCCGATCCAGTTCTCCAGAATGTCCACTTCCACGTCGTACTGACGCGCGGCCATGTCCTTCATAACGTGACGCATGAAGTGCTTCTCGTGCGCGATCAGGTGGATGTCCTTGAAGTTCGGCAGGAAGAACACCGGCTCGTCGGTCGGGTAGGCGTCCGTGTAGGTCGTCCGGTAGTCGAGGTTCTTGTTGTCCAGTTCCGAGATGCAGATCAGCGGGATGCCGCGAATCGTGCTGCCGTCCTTCGCCAACTCCAGACCGTGCTGGTCGTTGTTGCGGGCGTTGTACCGGCGAATCAGGCTCTTGCCGTTGTAACCCGTGATGATCCCGCATTCCTTGACGGTCGTTTCGCGGAACTTGGGGTCGCCCTGCATCGCCCGCAGCGCGATCTTGTCGAACTTGATCCGGTCGAACGCGGAGCAAAGGGCCTCCACCACGCCCGAGTCGTAGTCGAAGGGGTCGTTGCCGTAGGTGCGGACCACCGGAGCCCACTTGCCCGTGGGAACGTCGCCGGGGGCAACGCCCATCATGGTCGTGAAGCCGCTCGGAAGGCCGTTGGCGTCGGGACAGAGAAGCGTGGGAAGCGAGTGGAAGGGGGCGGACTTGTGCTCGGTCTGCTCCATCAGCACGTTCGGGACGGCCATCAGGTCGTCGTCAACCGTGTTGATGAAGTCGGTGAGCTGGTCGGCCTCTTCCTGATCCGCCATGCTCGCCCAGCGGTTGTCGTCCGAGCCGTCCAGAATGTCGTGCTCGTACTCGACCATCGGGAGCGGCGTGGTGTAAATGCGAAGCCCCACGCTCGCCTTGACCGAGTTCGCGTCACGCTGAATGTTCAGCGGATCGACCGGGTTCTTACGGCGGGTCACGCCGGACGTGCGGGAAAAGAGCGTCCACTTCTCGGGATCGCCCTTCACCTTGGTGTCCATCTCCTCGCGGCCCATCATCACACCCGCAAGGGTGGACTGGCGTTGGACGAGGTTGTGGAAGTACTTGTAATCGCGGGTGCGTGCGTCGCGACGATTCGTGCGAAACAGCCCATAGGTTGATGCGTCTGCCATCGGTGCCTTTCACCGTGGCTCGCACCAGCCTAGCCGTTACGAGCCACGAGCCTCAGCCATGTATTTCTGGAAGAGGCGGGAGTTTTCTTGCCGGTTTCCCCGAGAATCACGCGCGGCCCTTGCGGAAACGCGGTCAATCTCGGACTGTGACAACTCCCTCGGACCCGTCGCGGAACGCCCCTGAGGGGGACGAACGGCGGTGGCCGTGACCGCAGCGGCCTGAGCCGCAACGGTCTTGCTCCCCTTGACATCCCGCGCCTGCACCAAGTAAGCCTGATCGAAGTAAATCGCTTTGAGACGGTCAAGATCCGTCAGGACCTCCGGCCACACGCCGACGCTTTCCGCAAACGCCTTGACGCGAGCCGTCACCATGTCTTTCGCACCTTGCTGCCCAAGCCAAGGGAACTCCGCCAACGCCTCTCGTTCAAGAAGTTGTACGTTGCCTTGGATCAGACGCTGCTCCGCCGGGCTCCAATCAGGAACCTCGGGTTCGGCCTCGGGCTGCTTCGTCTTGTTCTTGATGAACTCAACCACGGCTTTCGCCTCGGCGTCATCCAGAATGGACAAAGCATCACGGACCTCTTGGGGTGCGTCGCTCATCACTTCGTCATTCACTTGGGGGGTGGGATCGGCCTTGTTCGCCGGGGGCTGCTTTGCAGCGTCGGCGGGCCTTTCGGGGGGCTTCTGACGCGGGGAGGCTTGACCAGCCAGCCGCGCCACGTTGCCATCACGCTTCTTCAACGTGACAGCCAACTGTACCCTCGCATCGGGCTTCATGTCAAGCAGCGTCTCGCGAGAAACTCCGTGGTGCTCCAAATACCAATCGGCCTGCATGACCTCCTGAGCCTTGGCCGGATCAATCGTCGCGTAAGCGGCCCGAAGTTTCGTCGCCGCGTCCTCAACCTTCTTCTCCACAGCAGGAACGGGGGCGGTCGCGCCGCTCGACGGCTCCCCGTCACCCGATCCTTTCTTCCCGTCCGGCACCCCCGCACTGCGGCCCTTTTTCCACTCGACCCACGCGCGGACATTCTTCGACGGGGTGTAGCCCCTCGGCCACGATCCAACCGTCATGTACCACGCGGCTTTGTCGGCTTCGGCGTCGGTGAGTTGGGGCGGCTCCGCCTTGGGCGTATCGCCGTTGCTGCTGCCGTTCTGGACCGCGCCCGAGTCCGGAGTGGCGGCATCCTGTGCCGTCTCCCCAGCCGCCGTAGCGGGTGTCGCGTCGTTCGCCCCTTGTACCTGCTCCGGGTTGGCTGCCGTGTCAGGGGTGGCGTTTGCGGGTTGCTCGGTGCTGCCATCGACCAGCGGAAGGGAATCTTCGGGCACGGGTGTTTACTCCTGCTGTGGTGCGGATCAGGCTTCCAACGTCACGCCTTCCTTGGGCTTGACACGGCCGGTAGCATGGATCGGGGGGTGACGCGGGGCCGGGGGCGGCTCGGGCACGAATCCCGGAGGCTGAATGATCGCCTTCGCGGGCTTGGCCTCCACGGGGGCGGGGCCAACCGGGGCGACGGGAACCGGGGCAATCGCCTTGGGAGCCGCCTCACGCGGGATCACCGTGGGCTTCTCGAACGCGATGAACTTCTGGCCGGTGGCCGACCAGTCCCAGCCGCCGTCACCGCGACGGTTGCCGATCACTTCCTTTTTGGCGTAGAACGAACAGTTCCGCTCGATGCGGAGCGGCTCCAGCATCGCCTTGGAGTCCGACCGGCTCGCCACCACCAGCACGTCGTAGCGGTCGCCGATCACCTCGGAGACGAACGCCAGCCGGGGCGTAAACCTGTCCATCACGTCCGCGTTGGGGCGGTCCTCGGCGGAGAAGTAACGCACTTGGTCGCCAACCTTGGGCGCGCGGGTTTCGTCGCCGGGGTCGTTCTTGGGCTTGTCACTCATGTTCAATCCTTCAAATGCTTCACGCCGAGCCGCTCGCAAAACCGTTTGCGGTCGCTCTCGTTTCGGATGATCGGCTGGTGATTCAGGGCGGTAATGGTGCCGTCCGAGTGATGCCGCACCCCATCTCGCACAACACCCCTGCGGGGGTCCGGCGGCATTGACAGCGACACCTGCGGGTGTCCCTTCGCGCTCGGGTTGTAGACGCCCTCTTTCGTTCGTTCGCTCCGATGAACGCCGCGATACTCAGACCTGTACCGCTTGGATCGGCCTTCCTTGCCTACTACCACAGTAGGAGACACCACCGCCCTTCGGCAAGTCCTCCCGTCCGGAGATTTCGTCAAAGCGTCCTCGCTCATCTTCTGGAACACCTCGAACGTCTCGCCCGTGGGGCAGTCGTCCTCCATGATTTCGTAGACGTAGGTGGGCATTACGCCGCTCCTTTCGCTGCCGCGTTCTTGGCCTTGCCACCAGCCGATGCGCCCATGCTCCGGGCCGCGCCCATCGGGTCGGCCGGTCCCGTGGCAATCGGGCCGGACGGAATCCCGCCCTGACCCTCAACCGCCCCCGCGACGCCAGCACCGGGAGCCATGCCCCCGCCCAGCATCGCCATGCCAGCCGTTTCGACATAGGCATTGATGTACGCCCAATCGACGTACCGCTTAGCCCCGCCGGTGATTCCAGCCGTCCGGAGCCGATCGTCAAGCCAGTTCTCCCACTTGCCCATTTTGAACGCGAGCGGGTTGGTTGTCACCCTGAGCATCAGTTCGTCCACGATCGCCGCCACCCGGTCAAGCGTCTCCTGCTTCTCGACCGAATCGCCCGCACCCAGCGAGAACGGTTCAAGGTCGATTTCGTTCTCCACGTCCATCCAGTCGGCCTGATCGCCCTCGACCACGCCCCCGAAATACTGTGCCGTGACCATCGACCCGTCCGGACCATCGACCGGGATCTTCGTTTCGACCTGATCCAGATTCCACCCGATGAACGACATTCGGCGGGCCACCTCGCGGACGCACTCTTTCCAACGGTCCACGAACAGCTTCTTCTTCGCCCCAAGGGCCTGCTCGGCTACCACGGTGTTCGTGGCCGTCCCCTCGCCGGTGTTGCCCATGCGGGCGCTCGACAGGCCGAAAATCTCTTGAAGGTCCATATCCAGCGTGTTGATCCGCTGAACCGTCGCTTCCTGTGACCCGCCCGTTTCGATTTCCTTGATCTTGCTCGGGTCGGTATTCCACGCTTCGCCGTTGCGGAGCTTCGCAAACTCCTTCACCGCATTCTTGCCGATCACCGCGACGTTCCGCTTGGCAGCCGCCGCGTCCTGCCGGTCCTTCTTTCGGTGCTCGTCCTGCTCCCTCACCAGCCGCTCGGCAATCGCCGTCAGGGGCATCGGGTACGCATGGCCCCGGATCCACACCACACCACACCAGACGTAGGGGCCGCGCGGATGACCACGCCACCGGGCGGGCGCTTTCAGTTCCATCCCGTCCTTCTCGCCCTCAATCTCACGGAACGCCAGCGTGTGGATCATCTGCGTCTTACGACACCAGATTCGGTAAACCACCATCTGGTCGTCCTGTACGCTCATCCCGCTGATGCCGTCGTTGAACGTCTTTTTGCGGAGTTCCTGTGCGTCCCCGTCACCGTTCTGGGCCGACAGGATCTGGTTCACCGCGTCAAGGTTCCAGCCCGCACCGTCGGCGCTCCCCTCCATCTCCTGCAAAATGTCCGCCCGCTTGATGATTTCGCGGTGGCCCATGATTTCCGACTCGTTGATTTCGCAGTCGGGGTCGGTAAAACACACGTTCGTGTCCAGACACTTGACCCGAGCCCGCAGCACCGGGGCCGTGACGCCAAGGGACGCCATCCGCTGACTTTGCGTGCCCGGAACATCCTCCGGGTAGACCATCAGCACCCCGCCCGGACCCCAGAGCATGTTGTCACACGCCTGCGAAAGCTCCATCTGGAGCTTGGTTTCCTTGCACGCACGGTTCAGCCACAAGCCCAACGCCTCCGCGTGCTCGCCCATCGCGTCCGGGTCGGCCGCGCCCGTGGCAAAGCACAGTTCACCCCCGATCATGGCCGGTCCCATGTCGTAGACGAACTTCCAGTACCAATTGCTGTGTGTCTCCTCGGACCCGTGCCAGCCCTTGACGTAGTACGGGCCGACCGCTTGGCGGTACCGGGCGTCCGGGAAGCAGGTGTAGTCCTCGGCCCGCTTGACGAACCGCTCCACACGCGGGCGGAACCACGACGGGGAGTAAGGCTGTGAGGTGTCCGACGGCTCGGCAAGCGTGGCGGGCGGGGCAATTTCAGGGGTGGCAATCACGGGGCGCTCCGGGAGCGGCCCAATGCCGGGGGATAGTAGGCGGTCAGTCATCGTCCTCCTCGTTCAACCCCAACGCCTCACCGATGGTTCCGTCTTCGTAGTCCGGCTTGTCCCTCTCGGCCTCACCGTCGAACCACCGATCCACCGCCAAGCACAGGTACCGAAGTGCGTCCATGCTGTGATCGTTCACCTGTGCCGGACGCTCGCGGGACGCCTTGTCTGGCTTGGGCTCCTCCCACTGGTACCCGGTGATTTCCTCGATGATGCCACACGGCTTGTTGCCGAGCAAGGGTTCGCGTCCCCCGCCACCCTTCACCGCGTCCCGCACGACAAACAGACGCGGGAACCCGTCCGCCGCAGGTTGAAGCCGACGCTTCACCCAATCAAAGTGAGCGGCCCAATCCGTGTCCTTGCGGGGTTTCAGCGCCGGAACCGTGTCGATGTCGTTCTCGGCAAGCGTGGCCCGGTCCTCGGCGTCATGGTCGGCGACGGTGAACTGAACCAGCCCTTCGTCGGGGGTGAGCCGCTTCAACTCGGGGGCGTGCCTGCTCACGGTCTTGTTGCAGCGGACGTACTCACGCTCGATGTAGATTCGCCCGTTGGGGTCCACGACACCCCAGAGACAGACGAACGGCTCGCGATAGCCGAAGTCGATGGAGCGGACACGCCACCAGTCTTCGGATCCGGGCGGGAGCCGGTCCACAATGTGCATCTTCTCGTCCCACTCGTCGTAGATCATCCCCTCCGCACCAACCCACCGCCCGAAGCGGTTCCGCTCGCGCATGACACCCGTGTACTTGTCTACCGTGGCGAGGTATTTCAGGCCCTGCAGGGTCCAGTTGGTGCCGTCGTAGAAGACCGGGTTGTCCTCCAGCCGCGAGGGGATGCGGGTCAGCTTGCCTGTAAGGTGCCACTGCCAGAGCCAGTGACGCGGGGCGTCCGGGTTGCACGGGAAGATGATTTGATTGAACGGGATCCGCTCCGGCGTGGGTGCGATGCGGTTCAGTCGCCCGATCAGCCGCATGGCGTCGTCTTCGCTGTACTGCGTCCCCTCGTCCGGAATGATGATGTCCCACTCGGTTCCCATCACCGCTTGGTTATACCCCGACCCGTCGTACATGCCGTCCACGGCGACGACAGACCCGTTCGGGAAGCAGTACGCGGGGCTCTTGTAGTTGCGGGCTTGGAGCTTGGCGGCGGGATCGCCCTCGGGACACACCTGCGTTTCCCACGTCGTCATAATCGTCGTGGCGGCGTGTGCCTTGGCCTTTCGAAGCAGGAGCACGCGGGTACCGGGCCAGTGTGACGCACAGAAATACGCTTTCTCCAGCGCCGGGCGTGTCTTACCTGAGCCGGTCGGCCCGTCGGCCATGATGACAAGATCACGGCAGTACATGAGCCGTTCTGCGGGGCTACCGGGCGTGACGGTGAACGGGCGGGACTCGGGTGCGAGTGGGTCAGTCATTGGGCGGCGTCACCCCGTAACGGTGCTTGCCTTCGCCGGGCAACAGCGTGCGTGTGTCCCTGTCGGGCCGACTGTTGTAGCGGTCGGGCGGGAGGGGCGGCCCACCCTTGCGAAAACAGTCGTTGCACATGACGAACCGGGGCGGGATCTTGACCCCGCAACGGCACCGGGGCGGCAGTTCGTGGGAGTCGTTCACGTTCACACCTTCCCCGGGTTGAGCCCCAGATACGTCTTGTTGGGCAGGAGCCCCGCGTTTGCGGCGTTGCTGATCGCGTTGGCCTTGGCGACGGCGAGGTCGTCCGCGTGGTGGTCGTCGGCCTGCTGGATCTTCACCAGACCAGCCCCAACGGTCGCAGACAGGGCCGCCAGCCTTCCGGCGTCAACAATGTCCCGTGGCTCCACAGCGGCAGCGGCGGCATCCTTGGCGCACTTGGCAGATAGCCGGGCCATTTCGACGATTTCGGCCTGAGCCTCCTCCGTCATGGTGCGGAACCGCTTGGGGTACCGCTTCATGGCCGACCGGATGGTTTCAAGATCGCGCGGGTTGTTTGGGTCCCAATGATCGCCAAGAGTGGTTCGCACCCCTCCCGTTGCATTTTCGGGGCCTTGATCGCTAACCATGCGGTTATATTACCCACCTTCCGGGCGGTGGGTTCGGGGGTACACTTGTGGCAAGCACCCATGCGGGCCGCCTCTGCCCTATTGGGGATCGTTCGCAGCCTACCCGGAACTGAACTCCCGGCGCACAGGCGAAAGAGGCAAACCACCCCTGACCGTCGATCGGTGCATCACCGGGTCGATACCGAGGGGGTAGAACGCCCCCGCAAGGGGTGAGCGGACGCAGTTGAGCCCATTGCTGCGAGCCGTCCGGTTGAGACTCGTTCTCAATTGAGTGGTGACAAGGAAAACAGCTCCGATCCCTTCGGGGACGCCTGTCGTGCGAAATCGAATTCCACAGCGTTCGGAAAGTCACTTTCGCGCGTGGTCCCCAAGGGCGTTGGTGGTGGTGGTGTTGGTTATCGGACGGTGTTGGTGATGGTTCGGTACCTGTCACCCAGTGGAACCTTGGGTTTATCGTCGATTGAGCATAATTCTGCTGTAGACGCTTGCATTCTATTCCCGATGGTGTATACTCATGGGGTCGGGGATTGTCCCGGCCTTGGAGTGTGACCCATGAGTACGCCTACCCCCCACGGACGCGAAGGGCACTTGAACATCTACACGCTGGACCAAGACTCCGTAGAGACGGGCTACGGCCAACACGCCCGCGTAGTAGCCTTCCACCCCGACCACGAAGGGCTGTACGTTCGGGTCGATAAGTCGTCCAAGGTCCGCAAGCAGGACCACGGGTACCCGATTCTGCGCGAGCCCACAGTGAAAGAGATTCTGACCGTGGCGCGTAAGTCGCAGGGGCTCAAGGGTCGGTGGAAACTCCGTACTTGGGACAACTGGTCGGACGGCGGGTCGATAGATTATTACTTTGATCCCGCATGAACATACCCGGCTCGCCTCTCCCGAAAGGTGACGCGAATCAAGGCCGGGTGAACCACCCACCCCGTCTTAGCGGACGGGGCTGGTATTGTCGGGCCAGAAGCTCGACCCGCCCGGCAAGGCGGAATCAGGAGTACACCGATGGAATCTTCCCGGATCAAGCGTCGTCTAAACACCCCCGCCGCTTCGGCCCCGACAGTGTGGCACAAGGTCGAATGCCCAACCAGCGGGGCTCGATGGACCTACACGGCTGACTGGCTCAAAGAGACGGTTTGCACGTTCTCTGGCTGTGGTTGTGGCAAGCGACTGATCGACCGTGGCTCAACAACCGAGCGCGGAGAGTCCGCCGACTGGTTCTTCCGCCCTGAATCGTGCATGTTCACCTAACCCCCGACGCGCCACCCCAACGGGCCGCGCGTCGATTCACCTCCCGAACGTCGGGGGGATTCAAGTGGGGACCGACCCGGCAAGGTCGGCCCCCGAACCGCAACAGGAGACATCTATGCGGAACGTGAACGATCGTAGTCGTGGCCGGGGCCTTTCGGGGCTTGTGGCCGATATGGAAGCTATCGAAGCGGCCCAAATTGCCCGTGTGCAGTCTCGGGCGCTGACCTGCTACGGGGCTCTAGGCCAGTTGGTCGCGTGCTTCGAGGACTACTCCCGGCACGGTGCCGCGTGTGCTCAGGACCTGATCGGGGCTCTGCGGGTGGCGAAGGCTGAACTTGCTCGGATCGAAGGGAGGGCGGCGTGAATCACAACCCCGGAACGGTTCGGTCCCTTCGGTGCAACTGCTGTGGAGGCGGCGCTGGTCGTCATGCCCAATGGTGGAACATGGACACGGGCTTCG